ATCTTTACATTAGCGCCATAGAAGACACCAATATATTTCTCGGTAGTTGTACGGTTAATGAAGAACCACTTACCGTTCTGAAACTCATTAGTAGTAGATGAAAGGTTGCCTATCCATTTCGTACCAGGCCTCTTACTGAGACCGAATGTAGGATCAGGATAGGCATTGATCGCTTCCTTTACCTGTCCAGGTATCTTCTTGTCATCAGGTTGCTTTGATACCCCACCTAAAAGATTAGGGATTCTCTGTGTTACACTTGCCATCAGCGATACAGTGCTTTATATGGTTCGTAGCTGTTGTAGTAGTTTCCTCCTCGTGGGTGACCGAAGAATGTATATTCACCTTGATTGCATTCATACTCAAGCGCCATTGCTCGGCAGTATGCTTCACGTTGTTGTAGCATCTGGTACTGACCTGAATCACCAACAATGCGAGATGATGTGATGGTTGCAGCTCTAGCAACAATGTAATCCTGAATAGGAATAGGGAGGTCTACCCAGTCAAAATACCAGACAACATCACAGAGAACCTCATCATCCTCCCACTCAAAGGTGTGGTTGGTGCGGTCATACAGCTTCCCATTGCGACGCACAGAGTCACGATCCCTATAGTCGGGAGTGAGGTCTAGCTGCAACACATTGTTTGGGATTAGAATCTCATTGTTAGTATCCGGAGTAAGCGGATATTCAAACTCTTTGTTGAATGTCCAGCCCTCTGCCTGAACCTCCCGAGACACTTGGATCAGTGTGTCGTATGCAATCGCAACGTCCGGGTTGGTTTGATCGAGAGTAGTAACAGGCGCCTGACCAACTGACGCCAGAATTTCATTAACAGCTTGAAGCTCAGTCTGAGCGTTAGTGGTAGGAAACGGCATAACGATAATGTTATATGCTGGTTAAAAGAAAAGGGGGCCATATAGACCCCCAGATAAATCAGGCAGTACGGCTAGCGTCAAGAGCCGGAGAATCAGCCTCAACACCAGAGTATGCAGTACGGAAACCTTGGGTCTCCGAGAACACCTTCGATGCAGTCGTAGGTGCAGACTTGCTAGTACGTGCTACACAGCGACGGACAGCGTGGTTGTCAGAGACAGCCAAGTTGCCATTGTCGGTATAGGCAGTACCATACGCGCCAGTGATGGTGCGAGTTGCAAAGTTAGCAACACCTGCAACACCGTTACCACCAGCAGCAGAAGAAAGATTAGCCATTGGTATTAATTAGTATAAGAAACAGTGTCAACACGGAAGGTTGCACTAGTGGTACCAGCAACGCTCAGCACGTCACCTACACGATACCCATCACCACCAGCAGTAACAGTTTGAGCAGTCACTGCACCACCAACTACAGTAGTAGTCAGAGTGCAGCCGCTTCCATTGATGTTATCAGCGGTAGTGGCTTTAGTACCAGCAACCTGTCCAGAACCACCAGTCAATCGAGTTACACTGACGACCGTACCACCTTCACGACCGGGTTCAATCGGAGGGCGAAGGTAGTAGGTCTCGCTAGTGGTAACCCCAACACCGTCAAAAGTTTGACGTGCCATTGGTTATACCTCCAGCTATCAGGAACGAGCAGACTGCAGTTCGATAGCAGCAGCTGGGTTCAGGGTGCCACAACCCATGGCGAGACGACCCACGATGATGTCGCCTTGGTACATGGTACGCACGTCAGAGCCGGTGGTCTGTACTTGAGGACCGATGGCCTCAACCACACCAGCAGCATCTTTGTGGTAGATCAGACCACAGTGGGTGCTGAAGTCACCAGAGTAGTTGTTGTTCTCACCGTTAACGGAAGAGATATTACCAGCCAGGAAGGGCAGGTTGTTGGAACGCTTAATGGGGATACCAGCGATCTCATAGAGACCTTCACCACTAGTCAGACTACCCTGATTGTTACCGTAATCGCGGTTCAGGATGTTGCTGTCAACCTGCGAGATGAGAGCGTAATACTGACGAGGAGCCAGGATGGCTTGACGACCTTGCTTAGGAAGGTTCTTCTCATCCATGATCGAAGCAGCCTCAAAGAAGGCATCAACCAGGGCTTGAGCGTCATACTCTTTCTGCACACCCAGTTGAATCACACTACCGCCGGGCTCGGGGCCAGGAGCAGCAGTGATGGGGTGAGCTTCACGAGCAGCCTTAGCGATCTGACGGAAGATCTTTTTATCGTATGCTTCAGCAAGAGCATGGCCGATCTTAGCGGCGATCTCGCTTCGCAGCGAGTAGTGAGCGAGAGTCTCATCCAGGTCATAGACGAATGCCGAGCTAATCAGCAGGTCGTCACAGACGATGGTCTTCTCAGCCACCGGAGGATCACCTGAACCCAGGATCGGAGTACCGGGTTCGTGGTAAGAGGCCTCCATGCGGCCGGTGAAGATGAACTGCATAGCCTTACCATTCTTCAGGGTACGGCTCTGCACAGTGCCTTTGGCGATAGTGGCGCTTTCATACGCCTTAAACATTTCGCCAGAGAACAGTTTCAGATAAGTTGCGTACTTGGTATCATATGCAGTACCAAGTGCAAGAGGGGTAGAACTCGTATTGTTAATCGAGCCTACCGAAGTAATAAGAGTGTTAGCCACAATAGTAAAGAGAGAAGTGTTGCGTCGTTCTCTCTAAGCGCTTAGAGAATCACATGAATATACATGTGTTCATAATAGTTATATCGGTGTCTGTCTCTCCAGACCGTCATGACTAAAGGTTGTCTCCGTAGAGGCCAATAGTCAAAGAAAAGGAGGTCCGACTCTGAGGTGCCTCCAGTCCAATCACCCAATCACAGGTGATTTATGAGTTGCCAAATCAAGGGGAAAGTTGTGAGCATTCCGTTCGTGCATTACCTCAAAGCCGAGGTTAGCGCGATTGAGAACATCAGCCCAAGTATTAACGACACGACCATTGTTGTCCAGAAGTGACTGGTTAAAGTTAAATCCGTTCAGATTAAAGGCCATAGTAGATACGCCAAGAGCAGCGAACCAAATGCCCACAACAGGCCATGCTGCCAGAAAAAAGTGAAGAGAACGGCTATTATTGAAGCTAGCATATTGGAAGATCAAACGTCCAAAATAGCCATGAGCGGCAACGATGTTATAAGTCTCCTCTTCTTGGCCAAACTTATAACCGTAGTTTTGAGACTCTTGTTCAGTCGTTTCACGTACAAGACTAGACGTAACCAAGCTACCGTGCATTGCACTAAACAACGACCCACCAAATACACCGGCGACTCCGAGCATATGGAAGGGGTGCATAAGAATGTTATGTTCAGCTTGGAAGACCAACATGTAGTTAAACGTTCCCGAGATACCAAGAGGCATAGCATCAGAGAAGCTTCCTTGGCCAAAGGGATAGACAAGGAATACAGCGGAAGCAGCCGCCACCGGCGCGGAGTATGCAACACAAATCCAAGGCCTCATTCCTAGTCGATAGCTAAGTTCCCACTCTCGTCCCATGTAAGCATAGATGCCAATGAGGAAGTGGAATACAATGAGCTGGAAAGGACCGCCGTTGTAGAGCCATTCATCAAGTGAATTAGCTTCCCAAATTGGGTAGAAGTGTAGTCCGATGGCATTGCTGCTCGGAACGACGGCTCCCGATATGATGTTGTTTCCATAAAGAAGAGAACCTGCGACGGGTTCACGAATACCATCAATGTCTACTGGAGGCGCAGCAATGAAGGCAACAATAAAACAAATGGTGGCTGCCAGGAGACACGGAATCATCAGTGTTCCAAACCACCCTACATAAAGACGGTTATTGGTGCTGGTTACCCAGCTAGAAAAACGCTCCCAAGTATTGTCTTGAGAGCGTGCTACTGCAATTGCAGTCATAGTGATGTTAGTTTAGACGAGTTACTTTAATCCGTCCAACACCAGAGTCAGTGAGACCGATAGCATCAGCCGCACCTTTACTAAGATCGATCTCTCTTCCAGGAATGAAAGGGCCACGATCTGTTACCCGTACAATGGCACACCTCTGGTAGCAGACCCGAAGTCTTGTACCGAAGGGGAGTGTCTTGTGCGCTGCAGTAAGGGCTTGTTGATTGTACCGTTCGCCATTAGCAGTGAGGCGACCATGGAAACCAGGGCCATACCATGAACTAATGACTGACAGAGTTGTTAGGATAGGAATCATGATAAGATAGCAAAGAACATTCTTATCTCCGTCCACACAAAAGCCCTACAGCTACTCGCAAGAAGTAGGGCTTTATCTACAGTATCCTCAAGTACTGATTTAAGTAATACACAAATTGATCGTTACTGGGGTGAGTCATAACAATCATTTTACGTGGATCAACTTCCTGAATCTGATAGTACCAATTGGTACTGTTGACCACATTACCAGAGTAGATAATGCTTGCACTAATACCGTTTACATTGAACTGTCTAGTTGCAGCTACCAGTACATATGTCTTACTTAGTGTAGCAGCATTACCACTAACAAGGAACTGACCAACGTCTCCATTAATATCAATGCTTTGTACATAGTGCAGGTCAGCATTGTTGCCAGTGAAAGTATATGTCCCCTTCTCTGCAACCAGGATTGCTGTGTGTCGAAGGTCAGCAGGGTTACCTATCTCAGTGAACGTACCCTTTGCAGCTGCAATAAGAGCAGCATGGCTTAGAGTGGCAGCAATACCGTTGGCTGTATAGGTACCTTTCTCTGCAGTTAGACGTGCCGCATGGAGAAGAGTAGCATCGACACCTGTTTCGGTGAACGTACCAACGTCAGCGGTAAGTACCTTGTTTGGATTGCTGCCTTTTGTGAGGGTTGCGTCTTTACCAGTGTGGACGTATGAACCAGCACTAGCAGTTATGTTGAATCCTTTTGCTAGATGAGCAGCAACTCCCGTCTCAGTGAAGCTACCCGCAGCAGCAGTAAGGACAACTGTTGCATCCCTCAGCTCAACAGTCCAACTACGGAATGCAGAGCTTGCGTTAACAGTGACGTTCTGGTTTGACCAGCTGCTGACCGTACCGTTCGTATCATGACCAGCAGCTTCCGTACCACTGCTGGCACGGTTGGTCATTCCAGTTGGAGCTAGCTCTACGTTCGTAGCAGTACGGTGACCAGCGACACCGACGACCCAGCTGCTGTTGTCTGTACGCTGAAGAGTTAGAGCTGGATAACTGATCGTTGTGGTTGCTGAACCACTACCACCAGCACTAGCACCGACAAGTGCTGTTCCTCGGTACACCAGACAAATCAGCTCAGTGGCGTTCGTCCATGTACCCGAGGTTGTTGTACTTCCGGTTGCTACTGCCCTATGAAAGCGGGAGCTGTTGGTGTTACCCCCACTTGTGCCAATCAGTGTCCATGTAGGAACTGTACCCCCAGCAGTTGGGACAGTGGGGGCCGTGTTACTACCGTCTCGATAGGCAAAGATCAGGATCATGTCCCCACTCTGGTGAGCAGGGATTGTTACTGTGGTGCTAGCTGCGCCTTGAGCACCAACAAATGAGATGCTCATGGCTACTCATCAAGCAAGAGTAAGGATACCGTTGGTCTGATCTAGGTCTACGGTCAGTGTTTCACCGGCTCCAATTGTCACGGAGGAGCCATAATCCCACCAACCAATCAACGGGTCAGCAGGGGAAGTAGGTGTGTCGTTAAAAAGGATTGCATAGCGAGCGGTAAAACCAGAGCCTGAACCCGTCCACACAGGATCAGTACCACCAGTCAGCTTGAAGGTGCCACTCGATTCAGCACCAGTAATCGTGCCCACAGAGATACCACCAGAGGTGTATCCACCAGCAGTTGTCAGCTCAGTAATGTCAGCACGTACAGCGTGGGTAGCAGCGTTAGGAGCCGTGTTGCTCAGTGCAACCCTCAGCACATGAGTGGTGCCTGTTTGCAGCTGGTGTACTCCCGATGCAAGGTCTTTGACAAATGTGTTGTACTTATTAAATGTTGCCATTGTTAGTTATGTTGAACAGAAATACCACCAGACACCCAACCCTTCTGGGGAGGTGCTGACTCTCCTACATGTTGAACCCTGCCGGGTGGTCCCATTGGACCGGCTGGACCGGGCTTTCCTTGCACCCCAGGGGGACCTTGAATGCCTTGAATTCCTTGCGGCCCACGTGGCCCCACAGCTCCATCCTTTCCATCCTCTCCGTCATATCCAGGTTCACCTTGTGGGCCAATCATGGATACACCTACTGGCCAACCTTCAGCAGTCTTCGGACCGTAGATTGTCCAGTGAACGTAGTCAATGTAGAAGGCACCTACAGGCCCCAGGAAGGGGGATGGTGGGGTTGTCCCGCTAAGGATACCCACACCATCTTCCCCGTTCCTTCCGGAGGCCCCTGGAGGCCCCTGATCGCCTTTCTCTCCTTTAGGACCCCGCTCCCCTTGGATACCTTGGGGTCCTTGTTCTCCATCATATCCAGGTTCTCCAGGTTCACCGGGAGGACCGGGTGGTGAATACTCAGGTGCAAACGAGAAGCACCCATTGATTGGGTTTAGACGGAACATTACGACACACGGGTAACACTTGTCAGGTAACCATTACCATCGTAGGTCATGTTAACAGTAGACACAATCTGTCCACTAGCTCCGCCAGCACGGTACACAACAGTGGTGGGGTTACCGTTGACATCATTGGTGATGCCGATGTAATCGTGTTCTGGTACACTTAGACCAGACTCCATTTGTCGGGATGAATACCGACCTGTTGCAATGTTTGCCATAATGGTGGATTAAAGTATTAAGCCCACGCTCCTGTGTAGGTACCATCATCATCAAGAGTACCAGGCTCACAAGTTGAACCCTTGGGGCTCAGTTCAGTGAGAGTAGTACCGGGATAAGGATACTGAAAACCAGGAGATGTACTGGTGGGAGCACAGTATTGAACTTTGGCTACAGAAGAAACTTTGGGATCAAAAGGATTAGCTCGTGCCATTTAGAAAATACCAGGAATAAGTTGTCCGGTGGTTAGATAAGCGCCAATACCAGCCACGATGCCAAGCATAGCCAGGCGACCATTGAGAAGTTCAGCGCGATCATTAAAGGAAGACATTAGAATTGAAGATCAGATTGTTCAAGTTTGGCGGCAACATCAGCTCGATAAGCTGGATCATTGTCGTAGCGAGGGTCACTCATGGCACGGACAAGTTCAGCTTGAGAGCGGAACCCAACAGTTTCATTACGTGCTGCAGAACCTTGGAGCATACGCCCGTCATAACCAGCAGCATCGTTGTAACGATTAGCCAGTGCCTGAATAGCAAAGTAACAGGCAAGAGGATCACCACGATCCATCACAGTATCAAACATACTGATCTCCTGCTCGCTGAGATTATTTGCTGCCCAGCCAATCATGTTGTTGTAATTCTCTTCACCACCCACAACACCCTGCAGGGTGGAGACATCTTCTGGAGTGAGTGCGCTTGCCTCTGGTGCTTGCTGTTCAGCTTGTGCTCGATAGTCCAGATACATCTGAGCAACCTCAGCCGCAGAAAGCTTCTCTAACTTAGACAAGGTTTCATCCTTGTACTCAGTCAAGCTTTCGTTCCACAGCTCATCCAAGAAGGCAGTAGTAACCTCCTCTTCCTGGGGTGGTTCTACCTCTTCCTGAGGCGCTTCAGCTTCTGGGGTTCGATCACCTAGTTTACGTTGAAGCTCTAGGTAGGCATTTTCAAGCTCATCTGCATCACGGAATTTACCAGCAAGAAGGTTCTGTTCCTCTTGATATAGCTGCTCACCTACTTGCAGTGAGTCAAGCTCTTCAGCAGAGAACTCACCTTCTTGAGGCTCCGTTGGATCATACGTCAGTGTAGCCATTGGTGGTAATTACTTTTAGTTTTCCAAGTCCCACAGTCTCGACGCGATTGGGAGCGCCAATCGTTGCCTTTCCATACTTGTTCCGTGGGGCATACTTATTGGTTGGTTGAATGCTAGTTGGAATAGCATTCTCAGTGTTTGTTTCAGGCACCTCGGGGGACTGGACCGGAGGATTCTTGACCCGCTTCGGGCGGCTGGGGATTACTTTGTCCATTAACTAAGTTCAATGCTTCTGGGTTTTTGGTGGGATCCATCAGCGGTGTACTAGCCAGCTGACCAATCTGCTTGGTGATCTCCATGTCCTTCTGTACACCAACATTCTGCATCTGTTCTTGTTGCATTTCATCAACACTCTTGACGAGGTTGAGAACATCAATACCTTGAGCAGCAGCCAAACGTTTGATGACTTCGTTGCTGTTGATATACTTGGCGATAGACTCTGGACCCATTGTTTGGGCAATAGTCGTGAGGAAAGCAGCGAGGCTCTCTCGATCTTGACCACGACCAAGAGCGTTAATACCAGCAACGATGGTTGGTTTAACAATCTTCTGTGGTATGCGGGGGATGTCCCCTACCTTCTGTGCGATATTTAACTTGCGGTTCAGATAGGGAACCAGGAACTCAACAGTCAGCAGGGAGAAGAGTCCACCCAGTTGTTGCTCCAGTTCCATCTGAGTCATGCGTACCTCTTCAGCAGTAGTACGCTCACTATCCCGTACACTCAGGATCAGGAATGCTTCACCGAGTCGACGCTCTAGCATTGACATCATTTCAAAAGCAGTCTTGAAGTCTGCAGTCTTACCAACTTGCACTACACCGATGTCATCCGGTCGTCCTTGAACGATCGCACCGTTGCCTGCAGCGGCCAGCGTCTGGGGTTTGGTTGTGCTTGAGGGTGACACTACGAACACAACCTTAGCGGCTGCTGCAGAGCCTTCTACGAGGGCCTGAGAGAGTGCTTCAAGGGACCGTAGATCACCAATGAATTCCTCTACTCGACCACGACCATAGACCTCACCATCAACTGTGTTGAACCTGAGTACAAGCCAAGGGTTGGCATCCACTGGAGCCTTACCCATTGAACCTGGGATGATCTTGTCTTCATACTCTTGATGCCAAACAAAACGATTGTTGTCTAGCCGAACATGAGTATAGATGTCGCACTCATCATTCCTTTCAGCTTCTGTTCCTGCTACGTTATTGGGAACAATCTGAGGTAGGACTTTATAGAGTAGTTTCTTAGAGATACGTTCTTTCGTGACTATTTCTAGCACATTGCCGTTGCCGTCTCGTTCAACAACGTAGCGATTCAAGGGGTACAACTTGAGCTGCTTCTCTCCCATGAAGATCAGAGCATTACCTGCGACTACAAGATGCTTCAGTGCTTGGTGTACTACGACACGATCACTGGAAGCAGCAATAGACTCAAGAATAGTACGCTCAATCTTTGCAAAGGATAGGTCTAACTCAGAACGGACTTCGGGTGGGAAGTCTTGCCCCAATGCGTTGTCATCTACCTGCAGTTTAAAGAAGCTGGTTTGAGGGGGCAGTAGAGCTAGCATCAATTTAGATGCCAGAGTGACTACTCCCTTTGCACCAACGCTTTGCCATGGTGTAGGTAGATGTCGTGCGCCTTTGACAAATTCCTCCTCACCTCGGTTGAGATAAGGAAGAGTCAAGTCAGCGGCTTGTCTTGCTACGTTTAGAAACTGGGAACGATCGCTTGCTAAATAGTCGTAACGTGTTTTAGCGGACATTACGAATTAAGTGCAGCTTGATATGGGTTGGTCCGGTTGAACAGGTTTGTACCTGCACCTCGGATACGAAGTGTTTGTTGACGGCTCTTCTTCCTGCCAAGACCAGTGGCGCTCTTGCCACCACCATCACCACCGAGCAGCCCACCAGGGCCGAGCGGTTGTTCCGGGAGCACAGGTTCTGGTGTGACCGCAGGGGCCTCAGGCGTATTTGTCGTATCTGTCGTTGTCGAACCAGTCGTAGTGGTGTTACCTGTATCGGTAGTGGTAGACTTAATAGTCAGTGGGTTACTGGTTCCTTTGGTCTTCGGTGACCATACAGGGAGAGTCTCTCCGTTCATCTGAACAGTCGAACCACTGAAGGCTTGCTTGCTACCAGGCTTTTGACCTCGGAACATACCCATGGCATCAGGGAAGAACTTGCCGGCATTCTGTTTGCCGAACACATCGCCCATCAAGGAGGACCAGATACCCTGACGTGATGAAGCGTATGCCTGATTCGATTTACGGATAGCTCCACCACTGATGGACATCCCTTTGTCCATACCCTTTTGCAGAACCTTGTCGTAGTCTTTACCTGTAGCCTTGGAGATTTGCATCGCCTCTTTGGCACTCAGGTATTGGTTGCCTCCAAGTGCCAAACCTTCTTTGATATTCTTAATGTTATCATAGGAAGGACGTGTGGCGTTAGCTACTTGTGCAGCGGACATCGGTTGACCGCTTGGACTTGTGTAGCTAGTGGTTGTTCCTCCGTAGTTGCTGTTCCCAGTCGTACTGCCAATTGCTACGGGAGCACTCGGACTCTTTTGACCTTGCTGGGATCCCTTTTTACCACTATTTGGGTTGTTTTTCTGGGACCCTTTTGCCCCTCCATACGGATTGTTCTTGTTAGCTGGCATTGTCTTCTGTAAGTCGGTGATTAATCCACTCGACCACTGAACGCTGGCCGGAGCGGTACATTATTTGTGAAAGAGTTTCATCCGGGTGGGGATTAACAGGTGGAAAGTTCTCCTCCAGTTCTTGGAGGACACCCTTTACGGAGAGACCAAATGTCTCAAGCGTATTGAGGGAGATTGGGGTTCGCATGTTCAAAAAAGGCAGGCATCCGTGCTCGCTTTGTCTCAGAAAGTTCAGGTGCCTTACCCTGATACATCAGGTTATCGCTCGCATCCAGCCAAAATTTTTTGTCTAAATATTTCGACTGAGTATTTCTACCTAGTGGCTGAAGAATCCAGTTGATGGTGGCCAGCCGGAGCTTATCGAGAGAAGGACTCCAATCGAGACCAAGCTCAGTACATACCAAGCTATTTGTAGCAACATGTACTTGTTCATCACGAGAAATATCGGCACTTACTGTTCGGAGACCAGCGTCACCATTAAACCGAAAGAAGGGCAGTAGTACGAAGAAAATTGCACGCTCAGCCACCAAGGCTTTAAGGATCGTGTGATCAGGATGCGCTTCCCAAGCAGCTCTAAGTCGGAGGGCTTCTGCTTCCGCTTTAGGATCAGTGCCAATTGCGTTGGCAATGTAACCGAGAGCCAGGTCGTGGTTTTCCTCGTCTTTGATGTTAGATCGGAGCAAATCGTGTGATGCGCTTGGAACTTCATTTCTAAGTGCCTCTTCAATAAACTCACCAACAGGGAGTTCCATATGTCGGATGGCGAGAGCACGGAAGATCGTCTCTTCCGCACCCTCTGCAAGCTTCCCAGCTGTGGTCTGTACCGGAGACCACTTCCGCTTACGATTTAAAAGTTTCTGATAGGGGTTCATTCGCCGCAATTACAATCTGGAGCAGGGTTATCGTTTAGAAGCGACTCCAAGTAATCACTGACCTCATCTTCATCCAATGCAGCGTATGCACTGGACTTATCCTGAGTGTCTCCCATGACTTGGAGCGAGTAGTAAAGGGAGGTCTGGGGTGAATCCAACCACTCTTCAATAAACGCTTCGTCATAGGTGATCACATCAGACCAACTATTGAAGCTATAACCGTGAAGAAGTCCCGTACGGTCGAGCATCTTGACGATGCCGTTAGCAACTTTGAAATAAGCATCCCAGCCCACCTCTGCTGCGATCTCTACCGGACCATAGTCAAAGGACTGGACACCAAAGGTGCCGCTATCACGGTCTACATGGCGTGCAATCGGGGGAGCGATCTCAGGGCAGGTGGTGTACCCATCCAAGTCTGTGTAGCGGTAGCTGCAGCTCGCTGTAGGGGCGATTGCAAAGGCCCGGTCCATCTTGTTGGCCTTGGCGATCTGTGCTGCTGCTTCAATGCCAGCCTGCAGCTCTAGGGCCAATTCAGAGGCAGGAGTACGGTGAAGCGGTTCTCGTTTGTTAATCGCTTCAAGGGCTTCTCCAAACTCCTCATAGGTCACACCGTGGCGACGGAGCAGGTTAGCCAGTCCGAGCATTCCCAGACCG